AATTGTAGTTTTACCGACACCAGCAGAACCCGCCAACAAGAGATTCGGAATCTCTTTGCGATTTACATACTCCTGAAATGTTGCTTTGATACCATCAGGAAGAATACAATCTTCAATGGTCTTAGGACGATACTTCTCGACCCATAAAATGTGTGACATTCAAATACTCCATAATATAATTAAATTTCGTCATGCCATTTAAAGCCAAGCAGTAACTTGGCAAAAAATCTTACGACTGCATTTGGCTTAGTGGGTCTATACACAAACATAGAATCTGTAATTTCCCACTTACCAACATTTTTCACAGAAGGTGGTCTTATAACAAAAGAACTTGCCGTTGGTGATGACGATGATATAGTAAGGCCAGTGCCGCCACTACCAATCAATAAAGGGCTCATCACATTGATGGGTTGCCATTGAATCTTTCGCCATTCTGCAATCCATTGTTCACTTGGAGAGAAATCTAAATCCAATGTTTTTTGATCCGTCAATGGATAAAAGAATTGAATCTCCAACTGTTGCATCACTTAACCTCAACCATACTTTCATATAGTGCTTCAAATTCTTTAGACTCTGCAACCTCAGTCTGGAATGAATTTTTGTGTTGGGTTTTTGCCATGCGTTTAAGAATCTTTTTAGGAATCTTTAACTCATCATATGCAAGGTCAATAATGTCTTTGATTGCAGCATTGTTAGAATCATTCTTGTGCATGTGGTGAACCGCTTCATCCACATAACCTTTGAGTTTCTTCAATGCTTCATCATCAAAAGAACCGAATAGTGTATTTACTTTAGTCATTTTGCAACGATCATTCCGATAACATCATAATCGGATTCATCAACAACAACATTACCATTGGTTAAATTGATTGCTGTTTTACCTTTTTGGTCACCTTCGGAAATGGTGAACACGGCCACAATGTATGTGGGATTAACGGCAATCTTGTTGCCGCTTGCTGATTCTGTAATCCAAATCATATTATTCTCCAAATGTTAGGTCTGATTCTTTAGCTTCGATAGCAATCCAATATTGCATATCTTCTTTTGTATTTCTAAAATAGGATAGACCTTTTGAAGAAATTTGTACCTCATAGGTACCGGCGATCATCTTAAAGTTTTCAGTTAAGAATAATGCCTTGAACTTTTTGCCATTACCATCAGCAATTTCTGTTGAATCAGTATGTGCAGAGTTGTCTTTTGCATCACAGGTTGTAATGTAAATCTTTTCACCATCGGATGTAATGGCGATATTTGGTGATTGTAGAATGCTTGCAGTTTTAAGAACAGAAGCCAATTCTTCTTCTTTCAATGTGAAAGCTACATCCACAGAAGGAAGATTCAAGTCTTTATCTGGTGGTGTTACAATCATACTCTTTGCAGTCTTACGGTAGTTTAGTTTCTTACGGCCAACCTTGAAGATAACATGTTCGTTATCGAAATCAATTTCACCGTCTTTGTACAAGGATTGAACCGACAAAAATTGGTTCAAATCATAGATACAAAAGTCTTGTGGAAAGTCATCTTTAATTCCAGCTTTTGCCAAGACAGTCTTGGTTGCAGAAATGGTTGTCAATTTCTTACCAGTCTTAAACTCAATGCCAGGATTAATGTTGGCAAAGTTTTTAAGAACCGTTAAGGTCTCATTCGATAATTTCATTACGATACTCCTTCAGTCAATTCACTTATTGTATTCGATCCGTAAGAACGAGTCAAGCACTTCATTAAATTATTTTTCAAGTCTTCCACAGTACCATCATTGTCGATGGTGTGGTCAATATGACCACCTATCCATCTCCATTCAGATTCATGTGGACCATTTTCATACATAAAACTTTCGGCTTTATGTGAACCTCTATTTGCTTGTGATGCAATTTCATACCAGTGTGGTGTAATACCACGCTGGACTTCAATCATAACACCACTGTTCTTATGCACAAAATCAATTTCATTTTGGAATCGTACATCAGTGATGACATAATTTTTCTCTCTATCAATAAGTCTTTCTAACCTATCAACCCAAAAATTTTCATGGAAAATACCACGACCAACCTCAGTACCAAGTAACTGTAGGGCTAATCGTGGTGTAAAATCCTTACCAAATTTTTTAGACCAGAATTTATCTGGTTGTTCCCGCCACTCTCTGGATGTGCTTGTGTCGCCCTCTAGGTACTCTCTTGGCCAATCAAACATGACTGCGGCAATGTCTTTCACACCACCAGCAAAACTAATTTGTTGAAAACCAAAATCTTTTAATATATCACCAGCGGTACCTTTACCGCAACCAATGAAACCTACAAGGCCGACAATCATCACATTTCTCCAACAAAGTTTGCTACGGCAGGCATATCTCCCTTGAAGTGATATGTTCCAATGTGATCCAAACGCATCCAGGGGCACAACCAAATCGAACCACCTGTCTTGCGCCACAACTGACAGAACATATAATCTTCTGATAGGTAACGGTCAGAACCACCACCTGTTGCAGAATCTACGGTGTCGATCATTGTATCAAAGTATGCATGGATATAACGTGAACCGTCAAAGTGAGCTTGACCAACATGATCTGGTTTGTAACGCAACTGTGGGAATGCTTCCGCAAATTTAGGAAACACTTCACGTTTAACCATCATAAAACCAGTTCCGATTTCCATAACCTCAAGTGGTTCAGAAACAGAGAACTTATCAGTACCACGTACAGGATTAAATACATAATCGCCTGTAACTTTGTCCAAGTTTCCAGCATCCATATCTGGATTTTTAGTCATAGCTTTCTTAACAGAAGACCATTTAATGGCTTTCTTAGGATAAGGGCCACCAATAACATCCTTGTCCAAAGCAAGAAGTGCAATAACATCTTTAGGATCAAAATGAATGTCAGCGTCAATGAACAACATGTGTGTACAATCTGAACGATTTAGAAATTCATCTACGAGATAATTTCTTGCTCTAGTGATTAGGGACTCATTGAAAAGATATGAAAATTTCACGCTCACACCATACTGCATACAAACAGCTTGTAAATCAAGACAAGCTTTCGCATACAGTCCATGATTCATGCCGCCATACATTGGTGTCGCAACAAAAATACTTTTCTTTTGAAGTTCCTCTTTTTTAATTGAAATTTCCATTTACTCTCCAAAAATAAAAAAAGGGGAGTACCACTAGAAGTGGTCTCCCCACAATTCACCTAATTAGGCAGTGAAGCTGTAACCAGCTTTGATAGCAGCACGAACCATAGATTTGGTTGGTGTGCCCACACGATACACGGCAACTTTGCTACCATCACCACGGGATTTGGTGTTGGTGTAAATTACATGACCTTCTTGACGAAGTTCATCAATACGTGCGGCAACGTTTTGGATGCCGAAACGAGCACGAGCCTGTGCGGTCGAAAGTGTGTTATATCCCTCTTTCTTGTTCAAGAAATTAAGGATACGGGTTTTTGCGGATAGTTTAGTCAAGATAAATCTCCTAATGACAAAGTTAAACAAAGTTCTTGCGTTCTGCAAGTATTCACATTATACTATTACTTAGTGTGTGTGTCAACATATTTTGTGGTATATGTTTTTATCTGCCATTTTTTTGCTGGCAAATCCTTTCAATGAGTTTTGTCTTTTCCTTAAGGATTCTTCAGGAATAAAGTCCAACTCCTCATCAATAATTTTATTCAATAATTTCCATCCAATATCCAATTCTTTTTTGGCCTGGGTTTTACTTTCGTATTCTATACCAAAAATTATTACCGATTTTGATTGACCATTATATTTACCAGAACGAACATATTGTGGAAATATAATTTTACCATCTATCATTTTATATAGAGTTCTCCAACAAACATTTAATTTTTCTCTTGCTTCACTTCTAGAAGCATAGGTAATACCATCAATAGTAACAGGTTTTCTTTTTTTAAGGTAAAAATTTTCAGTATGTTTATATCCAAACAATCCTTCTCCACCTAAAGTGCTATTATATCCTTTTTTTAGACTATTATATTCTTTTATAAAAAAAGGTTCCATCGTGTGTAAACAATGTTCTCTATCTAAAGATTGATATATTACATTCCATTCAAAACCATCAAGTCCATATTTTCTTAAAGCATTATAGAATTTATATTTTTTATTGAAATTTGACGGAGATTTGTGTTCCCACATTCTTTGTGGCCAATTTGAATCAAATCCAATATATACTTTTCCGTTTATTTTATTTGTGGCTTTGTAGATAGAATAAATATTCATGCTGGCATTCCTTTACAATGTTAGAGTAGGTAAGGACGGCAATCCTGTGACCTACACCTATTTATACCTTTATCTACCTACCTGTCCTAAATATTTTTCTTTAGTCTGGTTCCAATCCATGAATATCAAGTCATCATAGAACAAGGATTCATAAGATACATTGTTCTTTTTCTTCAACATTGATATACGACCTTTGGCATATTTGGTTTTCCAAATATGTGCCAAGGTTTCTTCACTGGTATCAAATGATTTAACCAGTTGTTCATCACCAATTTCTTTCCTAAGATATTCATTGGTGTTGTTGTATAGAGGAGAGAAGTAAATTCCCCTCTGATGTTCGGTACGAATAAGTTCCTTGGGAATACCTAACTTACCATACGCAAAATTTAATGTGCGATTCTTGTGGTCACGCTTAAGTGGAAGTCCTTTTTGATTCTTAGCTTCCCACCATTCAAAATATTTACGTGTATAATTTTCTTTAACCCAATCATAAATCATAGCTCGAGTTTTGCGTGACGGTTCAAAAGCAACCGAACCACTTGAGAAACCCATTTTGTTCCAGTGTTCAAGGCCATCATACTGAGATAGGCCACCGGATTTAGTGTTGCCATAAAGGGAAGTAGTTGTAACTCCAACGAGAACATCTCCATATTGTCTTTTCCAATCATTTTGTACAGTATCAGCAAGGCACAATAGTGCCAATAATTTACCACCCATATAATTAAAACCCAAAGGCTGCAAAGGAACAATCGTAGAACCAATTGCAGTATGGTTAATCATGCCTTGTTGTGTCTTAACATCTCTAGGCCAACCAATTGCGGCATCTCTTGGAGTCAAATCCAAGAAGTCGGACGATATACACATAACACCAAGATACTTGTTTGTAACTTCATCGACCACGGTGTAATATAGGTTACGACCAATGTTAGAATTATTCTTCATTGTAGAAGAAAAGGTGCGTACTGTATTCCAAGTTTCAGCCAAAGGTCCGTTAGACAAGACCAATTTTGGTTTCAATTTTTCATAGTCATCCGGACCTTCTGGCATCCAAAAATTCTTCTTAACCTTTTCAACCAGTTTCTTTTGTGTAATGTCTACCAACTGAACATCTTCTTCAAACAATGTACTGATTGTTCTAGTTGGATATTTCTCATGCACTTCTAGCCACTTTTGATATAAAGTATATTCACGTACATCCATTTTTGATGCATACGTGAGGTCGTTAATCAATATATTTTTTAATTGCTCGGTATCAATATGTTCAAAACGATCAGGATCATTTAATACCTGCCATTTTTCCCATTGAGCATCAACATAATCTATAGGTGTTGCCATTAAGTTCTTGCTTGCAGTTGTTTCATATTTTTAGGATTAAAATACTTGCGTCTAATCTTATCTAGTTTCTTCAAACCAAATTGTAACGCCAGTGGTTTCACTCTACTAGTATACACTATTCCGTTCATGTGGTCAAGCTCATGGAGAAAACAACGAGCAGTTATACCAGTAAATGTTTTGGTACGTGTAATACCGGTAAAGTCTTGATATTCTACTTCAACTTCGGCAGGCCTGGTGATTCTCAAATTTAGGAAAGGGAAAGAAAGGCAACCTTCTTCCATGTGTGTTTCACCTTTTGATGAAATAATTTTTGGATTGAAATATGCCACATATTCTTCACCTGATCCCATAACAAATACACGGTATTCAAAACCACATTGATTGGCTGAAAGACCAATACCATTATACTTCTTACAAGTTTCAACTAAAGTGGATGCAAAACTATTTGGATTGATTGGTACATTTTCAAAATTAAATTCAGGTAAAACTTTGTGGAGAGATGGATGGTCTGGTGCCACCAAATCAAATGTTTCAACCGTTTCAGTTGCTGGTGCAACCTTAATCGTTTCTTCTGTGTTATATAAAATAATATCTTCTGTACTCATTTTGCAATCCTTGAAAAGTTTCCTTTTTTCTCAAACTTAATGACCGAACGGAACTTGTCGAACAGTTGGTCTCCTTTGTGGGAAATAACAAACACATTTGTGTCTGTTCCCATTTCATGTATCAACTTTAGGAATTCTTCTGTGCCTACTGTATCAAGGCTAGAATCGAACACCTCATCTAGTATCAACAAATTAGTATTGGTACTATTCTTTAGTTTGGCAATCTGACGCCAAGTAAACAATAAGGCCAAGTCAATACGCATTTTCTCACCTTCGGAGAAATTGGCATAAGAGAATTCATCACGGTGCCTACTCTTAATTGTTTCTTCAAAGTTTTCATTAATGTTGAAGTTAACAAAGAAGTCCATTGCAGACAAGTACTTGTTAATCAACTTATTCATAATTGGTAAGTATTGTTTAATGATACGTGTCTTAATGCCACCATCTTTCAATAAACTACCTGCAAATTCATGGTAATGTTTTTCTATCAAAACACTTTCATAGTTTGTCTTATACTCAATCAATGCGGCATTCAACTCAATTAACTTCTGGTCGCCGCCTTCCGTACCAGTCTGTTTGTTGGTCAACTCATCTATCTCATTGTTTAATTTAGTGATATAATTGCTTATTGCCGATATAGTAGAAGTGTGTTTAATAATTTCACCACTGTGTTCACTAATGTGTGTAATGATATCCGTAATAGATTTCATTTCAGTAGTTACTTTGTTTAACTCCTGCTCAATCTCAACCAAGCCAGTTTTTTGTGTGGTAATTTTTTGTGTTTTTTCTTGTACCTGAGAATCTTTCCACTCAGGTGTAATTGATTGTTTACATGTTGGACAATCATGATTGGTTTCATAGAAGTCAATCTCTTTTTGATTTCGGTCAATATTAGTTTGTACTTTACCTTTGATTTGAAATAAGCCTTTGGATTTTTTATCCAGTTTCTCTTTCTTATCACCAACCTTATTCTGTAGTACTGCAAT